AATTCCTATGATCCCTACCCTTACCAGCAGAAGTTCCATGAGACAGGAGCAGAAGCTAATCAGCGACTGTTAATGGCTGCTAACCGTATAGGTAAATCCTACTGTGGTAGCGCGGAACTTTCTTATCACTTAACTGGGTTATACCCAGAGTGGTGGAAAGGACGGGTATATCACCAACCCATCGTAGCATGGGCAGGTGGAGTCTCCAACGAAACCACAAGAGACATTGTACAATATGAGTTATTGGGTTCTCCTGATGATCCAGAGGCATTCGGATCGGGTACTGTTCCAAAAAATTATATAATAAAGACAGAACGTAAGCCCGGTGTACCTAATGCTAAATCTGTTGCTCTTATAAAGCATGTCAGCGGTGGGAACTCCTCTTTATTTTTTAAAGCCTATGAGATGGGTGTAGAGAAATGGCAAGGGCGCAGTGTAGACTGCATCTGGTTAGACGAAGAACCTAGCCGAGACATCTACTCACAGGCTGTTACACGTACTTTGGACCGTAGAGGCATGGTATATATGACCTTTACACCAGAAGCAGGCATGACAGAAACCGTTGCGTCCTTTATGAACAACCTACAACCAGGTCAGGCATTGGTAAATGCTACCTGGGATGACGCATCTGAGACAGTAATGTCGCAAAAAGGACAGAAAGGACATCTTAATGAGGATGTCATGCAGCAGATTCTGTCCAGTTACAGTCCTCACGAAAGGGAAATGAGGCGATATGGCAGACCATCCATTGGTTCTGGCCTTATATTCCCAATAAATGAAGAGAAACTAATGACTGATCCTGTCCATATAGAGGATCATTGGCCTAGAATAGCAGCAATAGACTTCGGGTGGGACCATCCTACGGCAGTTGTATGGTGTGCTATTGATAGAGATGCGGAGATGTTCTATGTCTATGACTGTTATAGAATGTCCAAGGCGTCACCCGCAGTTCACGCTCAAACTATACGGGGTAGACCTCATTTTATCCCTATTGCTTATCCCCATGATGGCAATAGACGAGACTCTATGGGTAATCCTGGCCTTGCTGACCAGTACCGTAATCTAGGTTGTAACCTAAGACTGGATCATTTTACCAATCCACCCGCATTAGGGGAGAATAAGGGTGGTAATAGTATAGAAGAAGGGCTTATGGCTATGCTTCAAAGCATGGAGAATGGCAAATTCAAGGTGTTTTCTACGCTCTCAGACTGGTTTGAAGAGTTTAGAATGTACCACAGAAAAGGTGGTAAAGTGGTTGCTTTAAGGGATGATATCATGTCTGCAACCCGTTATGCGTACCAATCACAGCGATTCGCCGTATCTGGTAAAGACCCGACATGGACAAAGGATATAGAATATAGAAATTATGGCATCATCTAAACTAACAGACGAAGAACTGATCTCCAGAGTAAACAGTGAAATAGCTGATGCTATCGGCTATAACGATACTGTTTCCGATCAGCGGGAAAAGGCTATGGAGTATTACTATGGTCTTCCTCTGGGTAATGAAGTTGACGGGAGAAGCCAGTATGTAGACTCCTCAGTCATGGATACCATTGAATGGATCAAGCCTTCTCTGATGAGAGTGTTCGCCAGTGGCGACGAGATGGTTACGTTCGCTCCACACGGACCAGAAGATGTAGAGTCTGCTAAACAGGCTACGGATTATGTGAATTATATCTTCACGAAAGATAATCCCGGTTGGGAAATCCTTTATACATGGTTCACAGATGCTCTCCTACAGAAGAATGGTATTGTTAAATGCTGGTGGGACGAGTACGAAGACTGGAACAGGGAAGAATACAACGGTCTTGACGAGCAGGAGTTCAATGCTCTTGTCATAAGCCCAAGTATAGAAGTTATAGAACATACGCCTTACCAAGATGACTATGGGATGAAACATGATGTTGTCCTATCTCGTCAGTCTTATGTCGGTAAAGTCAGGATAGAGAACGTACCACCTGAAGAATTCCTGATCTCCAGGGAAGCCAAGTCTATTGCAGATGCAAGGTTTACCTGTCATAGAGTATTGAAGACATTATCTGAGTTAAGGATCATGTATCCTGATGAAGACCTCGATCCTCAAGACCTTGGTAGTGGCGAAGACATGCACTCCTATGATGAGGAAAGACTTGCACGATTCGAGTTTGATGATTCCAGAGGATTACCCTGGAGTGACGGTAACGTAAGTTCTGAGGATGACTCATTAAGAACTTACTGGTTACATGAATCATTCATGCGGATGGATTATGATGATGATGGTATTGCAGAGTTAAGGAAGATATGTTCGGTTGGTCAGAAAGTATTAGCCAACGAACCTATTGACCGTATACCGTTCGTCAGTCTTACTCCGATAAAGATTCCGCATAAGTTCTTTGGGATGTCTATCGCTGATCTTGTTATGCCGATCCAGGAAATCAAGAGCGTCCTGATGCGTAACCTCATGGACAACATGTATAACCAGAACTTTGGTCGGTACGCAGTCCTTGAAGGACAAGCGAACCTGGACGACCTCTTGACGCAACGCCCAGGCGGTGTAGTCAGGGTTAAGTCACCGAATGCTATCATGCCTTTGGCTACCCCACAGTTAGAGCAGTCATCCTTCTCGATGCTCGACTACCTTGATAACCTAAGAGAATCAAGAAGTGGCGTAAACAAATTCAGCCAAGGCTTGAATGAAAATGCTTTGACATCTCATACTACAGCTACTGCTGTCTCTGCAACAATGACAGCAGCACAGTCGAGAGTAGAGTTGATCGCACGATGTTTCGCAGAAACTGGTGTTAAAGAATTAATGAAAACTATTTATGAACTCGTCCTGAAGAATCAGGATCATCAACGAGTCATAATGCTTAGAAACAAATGGGTTCCTGTCCGACCTGATATGTGGAAAGACCAGTACGACTGTACTGTTTCCGTAGGTATCGGGAATGGCAACAGGGATCAACAGCTTATGCACCTCACAACGATGTTACAGTTTGCTGGGGATGCAATGCGTGGTGGACTAAAGATTATTAATGAAAAGAATATGTACAATATGGGAGCAGCACTCATAAAGAATATGGGCTTCCAGAATGTTGATGATTTTCTTACTGATCCAGATTCTGTGCCACCACAGCCTGATCCACGCGAACAGATGGAACAGGCCGAGATGCAATTAAAACAGAAAGAACTAGAGATTAAAGCTGCTGACATACAAGTCAAACAAATGAAAATCCAACAGGACGCTGCCGAAGCACAGGTCGACGCGCAACTTAAAGTTGCAGAATTGAAACTGGAAGCTGAACAAGGCAGAGGTGTAGCACTTGGATAAAGAATTAAGAGAAGCTAAAGCAAAATCACTACTCTCTGACGAACTATTTAATGAAGCATTTAGTATGCTTGAAACAGATATCAAAGATACTTGGTACAGAACAAGTCTCAATGATACCGAAGCCAGGGAACAAGCCTGGTTATCCTTACGCCTTCTTGAGCGGATACGCCTACATCTAACCAGTATTATAGAATCTGGAGATATGGCGAGGAAACTTGGGAAACATCAATTATAGGAGCAAAAAATGGCGGACAATCAAACGAATCCCCACGTTGTCGAACAACATCCTGTCACTGGCCCAGAAAGTATTGGAGCAGCGCAGGAGGCACTTCTAGGATTACTGGACTCAGAAGAGCAGCCAGCCGAAGAAGAGCAACCGTCTGAAGAAACTCAAGACGTAGAGGCATCTGATGAAGCAATTGAAGATTCTGAAACTGAAGAAGTCGAAGAAGAGGAAGAATCTGAAGATGTTGATGATGATGAATCTGAAGAATCCGAGGAAGAAGAAGTTGAAGATGAGGACGAGTCGGAATCCACGGTCTATACTGTAAAGGTAAACGGACAAGATGTGGAAGTCTCCGAAGACGAACTCATTAAAGGCTACTCTCGCCAACAGGATTATACTCAAAAAACCCAGCAACTAGCTGAATATAAAAGACAACTTGACGGTGCTGCACAACAGTACCAGCAAGAACTATCTAATACTCAGCAGGTGCGGGCGCAGTACGTTGACGCTCTAGCTACAGCTATTGAAGGTAATTATACCCATCTCCAGCAGTTTGCTAACGTTGACTGGGAACGGCTTAAAACTGAAGACCGCGAAGAGTATCTGACCAAGCGTGACGAGTATCGTCAAGCGCAGGAACAGATCGAAGGGTTAAAGGTACAAGCTGGTCACGCTCAACAGCAGCAACAGCAGGAAATGCAGGTTCAACACCAGCAGTTGTTACAGGAAGAACATTCTAAGATGGTAAGTATCTTACCGGAATGGAATGATCCTAATACACAGAGAGCGATAGCAAAAACTATTTCAGAGTTCGCCTTAACTAAAGGTTATACTCAGGAAGAACTATCGCAACTGGTGGATCACCGCTCTATACTTGTTCTTATGCAAGCTAAGGCTTATGAAGATATGACTCGGAAACAGCATGAGGTTCGTGCTAAGAAGGTCAAGAATAAGCCGAAGGTTGTAAAGACAAAAGCCAAGCGGGAGAAAGCTGAAGTAAGTCAGGGCAAACGTAAAGCAAAACTCAAACGTCTTCGTAATACAGGCCACGTCGATGACGCAGCTTCGTTACTGGAAGATTTACTTAAATCCTAATAAGGAGAAACAATAATGGCAATTGCTACAAATACGTCACTGACGTATAGTTCCGTTGCGATTCGTGAAGCCTTATCTGACGTGATCTACAATATCGCGCCAATGGATACCCCATTTATGTCCGGTTGCTCCAAACAGACGGTAGATAATACTTTCTTTGAATGGCAAGTCGACTCTATTACTGCTGGTGCAGTTAATAGAAACATAGAAGGCGACGACAGCATTGCTGCTGACGCCAGGGTACTCCC